GCGCGTCATAAAAGCGGAACACCGGTGCTACATCCGCGCTGTGTGAGGGCCAGTACATGAGCCGTGTCGGCTGGAAGGTCGAGTCGTCGAAATAGTCGATACCGACCTTCTCCGCGATTTTCCGCGCGATAGCCTCGTACTCATCCGGCGTAACCGTGCGGGACAGCGGCATGATGAGCCGGAGGCGTGGCTTCGCCTCCGTGTGCTTGTGCGTTGAGTAGACCGCCATAGCGCAGTCCAGCTCGAGGTTATCCATGAGAGCATCCCAGAGCCCCGCCGGTGGGAAGTCGAGGTCGAGAGTGAGTAGCTGTCTCGACTCGACAAAGCCGGTTTTTCGCTTTCCGTCTCGTAGATGACCGCCAACAAAACCGCCGATGTCCTTTATCCTGTCCTGCTGCTCCTTCGGGAGCTTCATATACTCCGCGTGGGTCTCTCCTGTCTGCTGTGATGCGCTGAGGCGCTTGAGCAGCACAGACCAGAGCATGGTCTTGTTTTTCCAGGCAGTCTCAAAACGGCTCTTTCCAAGCGCGACCGCCAGCTCCCCGTTGTGGGTTATCGGAAGGCTCTGGTCTGATAAAGCAATTACAGCGCCCATTTAGTCCCCCCCCTTCTTAGTCTTTCATGTAGTACGGTGTCTCGTACCCGTCGCCTTTAAGCGGTAGCCCCGGAGCCCAGTCAATCGGTTCAGCCATGCAGCGGTTAATCACTGCCAGCGCGTCGGTGTCCTCATGCGGTACATCGACAATCATTTCATCGTGCACGTGCATCACGATTTTGTAGCCCAGGGCGCTGACGCGCATCATAGCGACCGCGAGGCAATCTCGAGCCGTGGCCTGAGTGATATTCTCTACAAGCTTTCCGCCATAGGTCTCAGTGACTCCCCATGCCTTGGTCTCTTGGTTTACTCCCATGTACACAATCTGCTCTCTGCCGGTCACAGGATCCTCGCGGAGTCGTGCGTCCCAGTAGCAAAGCTTTCTCCCGCCCGGGAGCTTTATAAAAAGATTTCCGTTGATGTAGCTAAAAGCAATTCCGTGCGCGAGCCTCACTGTCCGGTGCTCTCTGATTGCGGTCTTTGCTGCGAACTCGCAATTTCGCCAAAGCTTTGGGATTTTAGGATTCGCGGCTCTCCATGCGTCTACGATACTCTGCAATTCCTCCTCCGGAATTGCGCCGCTTTTGTCCATGCGCTTCATCGCGCCAACGCCGCCCTGGAAACCGCAGGCCAATTCCGCCACCTTACCTTTTTGCCGGAGCTCGGCATTCACGCCGTGCTTCACGACCGGCACGTGGTACATTTGACTCGCAGTCTCGCAGTAGATGTCCTTGCCCTCTCGGAAGGCCTCCAGCCGCCATTCCTCTCCGCTGAGCCAGCTGATGACACGCGCCTCGATGGCGGAGAAATCAGATACCACAAAGCGGCAGCCCTCGGACGGTATGAAAGCCGTCCGGATGAGCTCGGAAAAGACAAAGGCTGTCTCTCCGAAAAGCGTCTCAAGCGTGGCAAAGTCTCCTGCAGCTGCGAGCTCTCTCGCAAGGCCTAAGTCCGGAAGGGAATTTTTCGCGAGATTGTGCGTCTGCACAAGCCTCCCCGCCCAGCGGCCGGAGCGATTCGCGCCGTAAAACTGGAGGATCCCGCGGAGGCGGTCATCCTCACAGATAGCGCTTTGCATCGCGCTGTATTTGCTGACGGAGGTCTTGCCGAGCGCTTGTCTGATTTCGAGCGCCCGCTGCACTTTTTGCGGCGCGTCGCCTCGCGCAAGAGCCTCTGCGACTGCATCCTTCGTGAGCGTCGCCATAGGATAGCCCTGCGTAGCCACCCAGCCCCTAAGCTGCGTAAGGCTATTTGGATTCCCGAGCCCTGTAAGCTCCTGCGCCTCCGCAAGAAGCTCCTTCCGCCGCTCATTGTCATAATCGACGATTCTGTCTATCATGCCGCGGTCGAGGCGCACGCCGCGGTCATTCATGCGCTGGTCAAGCTCCCAAAGCTCCTGCTCATCCTCCGGCGTTTTGTACGCGGCGAGCCGTTTCCGGATCTCCGTCTCTGAGACCACGTCCTGCC